CCTTCTTCTGGCATCATTAAAGAGCCTTCAGCTCTGCCTTGTCTATAAAAATTTACATTAGCCTCATTGTCCCTTCTACGAGTTTCTTCAGCTTGGGATTGTCTAGCAAGTTCAGCTTTTTCTTGAGGAGACATAAAACTATAAGCATCTCCAAATTGCTCATCAGCTTCTGCTTCTACTTGTTGCTCTGCTTCTGCTTCGCTTTTACCTTGAGTAACTAACTCACCAAAACGAGGGCCACTTCTATACTCTGCGTGCTTTGCTTTTCTATTAGCCCTATCTGCTGCTTCATCTTCTTCTGAAATAATAGAGCCTTCGGCTTTACCTTTACGAACTTCTGTAGTAAATTCCTTACCTTTGAAAGTAAAAGTATCTTCACCAGCATTATGTGCTTTGCTAAAAGCTTTTTCAAAATCCGAAGCTTCTTTTTTAGTTTTTAAAGGTTCGCCTTTTTTATTAGCAAACGCTACTACAGCAAGTGGACTTAAAACTGCGAGTGTTTTCCCAGAACCTTTATATTGACTTATATTATCTTGTATTCTTAAAAGATCATCTCCCATTAAAGAATATGTAGAACCATCTGCTCTTGTCAGTTTACCTTTAGATTTAGCACCTGTTTTAGTAACAGCATCATCTAAATTAGCACCAAATAAACTAGCTATTTTTTTTGCTATTGTTGTTTTACTCATAATCTTTCCTATTCAATGCTTCTTCAACTTGTGCTGGGAGTGTATCTAATCTAGCCAGAAAACTCATCTTCCCCTGACTGCGGAACATTTCCAGTTCCGATGTTGCCGCCACCAGTACCTGTAACTCCAAGGTCTTGAGGCTGTCCAGATACTCCTTCAGGGCCTCCCATTGGAGCTTGTCCTTGGTCAACGGGGCCAGCTTCTTGGCTAGGGACTTGTCCAGCATTGTTTGCCATTCCTATAATTTGAGCCATCATTGCTGCTTCTTCTGGATCATTCATCAGTTCGTCTGGGTCTAGATCCAAGCTGTAAGCAAGTTCACTAATTAGCTTGTTCATTTTAATAAACGGTGCAACGGCAGGGTTAGCTGCTGTCTGAAGGAACATTGTAAGTCTTTGTGACCTTACTTCTTTCTGCATCAGACTGTTCGTACCCGTAGCTTTTACTTCTAAATCACCTACAACACCCAACTTAGACTCTAAGAACTGCATATTCCACTGGAAATAAGCATCACCCAGAGGCTTTAGAAGGAAGTCATCAAGATTCTTAATAACAGTTTTAATGTTCAAAGATGCTGCACCAAGCAACATAGACATACCAGAAGCAGTACGAGTCATGCTCTGTACGCCTGTTTGACCGTGACTATACGAAGGTATACCTGTTTGTTCGTCTGCAAGCTGTCTAAACTTATCAAACATCTGCATGTTTTCGTTGGTAGTGTTAGGAAACTTCAAGCCATTAATAGCTGTGCCGGGAACTCCTGCTTGCCTACGGAATACTTTGCCGGGATATATCTCCATTGATTGACCACCTACAAGGGCAGTCTCATCTACATCAAAGATTACAGAGCCTGATAGGGCTAAGTTGTCAATAGCCATACGTGCATGACCATTCATAATCTTTTGAGAGTCATCCATGTTTTCAGCTACACCAATACCAAAGAAGCTGTAGGGGTTCTTTTCATAGCAGAAAGCATGATAGGGAATACGGAAAGGAGTAAATGGATTAACTACACTACGAAGCATTCTACCATTACAAATCCAAGCGTTGATCTGTACTTCATCTAGGTCATCTACTTCTTCAGGAATATCCATACCTACCTGTCGGCAGTACTCTGCATCCATAACACCCCAGTACTCTAGTACTTCATATTGAGAAGAACCATACTCATCATTACGACTGTCATCTTTTAGTTCTTGTTCGTAATCTTCTTCAACATAGTTAGGGCCATCATTTAAGCATTCTCGTATAGCATCTTTTTCAAAGTAAGGAAGCTTACCAAGACTACGAAGCTGTGTACGATTCATTCGATGTCTATGGAATGAGTACTCCGCTTCAGCCATATTAGTTGCATTAGGATCAGGAAAGAAATCCCATATACTAACGAACTCCAAACGAGGGACACGCACATCAACAGGAGAATAAGTACGTTCACCATCCTCTTCTTCTTCCCATCTGTGTAGCGTTTTATTAAAATTGAAAGGCCCCTTAACAATACCTGTGCCGAATAGTGCTGCTTCAAACAAAGAACTTCTTAGTTCACTAGCACCATTAGATTCTTCTATTTGATCATGGATTATTTTTTCCATTCGTCTTGCAGCTTTTTGTGCAGGACTCATTTCTAATGCCTGTGGGTCTGGTGAAGGCCCTTCAACAAGCATTCCTTTTTCTTGTGCTTTCTTATCTAGCATAGTTTCTTCAAACTTGCCAGTACCATAAGTAGCACCTGCTTTTAGTACTCTTCCATCTCCTGCATAACCTACATCAAATGGATTCTCTGTTTCTTCTACTGCTTCTTCGCTAGGAGTTTCTTGAGAAGTTTCAATTCCCGGCGATTGAGTATTTAAATGAGCATACTCTGAAATACCTTCAGGTACTTTAGTTTCACTGATACCAATAGGAAACTTATTAGCACCAAACACAACATCTACAAGTTGTCCAAAAGCTGCAAGTACTTTAGTCTTCGTAACTTTAACAAAGATCCTAGACTTTTCAGACTCTCTAAAGCGTACATTATTTCCG